TTTATAGAAGACTTAGGTATAACAGGTTATATTTGGAAAATGCATAATTGGAGCGGAAATTACAATCCAGACTACAAAAGAGATACTTCGTCTAGAAGAACTTGCGGACGTCCTTTCGCACCTGAAATAACTATTAGAGCAGGAGGTAACAACGGTTTGAAAGGAGCAGTAACACCCTGCTGTCAAACAATGGGTCCTCCTAATGAAAGTAAAAGTGTGTTAGGACATGCTGAAAATCAAACCATAGAAGAAATATGGTACGGAGAAGAATACAATAAATTACGTAAAGCCCATGAAATGCAAGATTTTGATAGCGTTGATTACTGTAAGAATTGTGATTTTCTATATGAAGATCCTGAAGTTTTAGTTTGGAGCAATGACAAAAAAGCAAGTACTGACTATATGCTGGGTACAAAATTTTCATTGAAAGAATATATGTGATGTATGATATAGTTTTTATAAGTTACCGAGAACCAAACGCTGACGAAAATTATGCAAAACTAAGAGAACGGTTCCCTATGGCCAAACGAATTCACGGAGTTAAAGGAATTCATCAAGCACATATTGCGGCTGCAAAAAAATGTTTTACTAAAATGTTTTGGATAGTAGATGCTGATGCTGACATATTAGATGACTTTAATTTTGATTATGAAGTTTCTAAATGGGATCTTAATACAGTTCATGTCTGGCACAGTAAAAATCCTATAAATGATCTAGTTTACGGATATGGAGGTGTAAAACTATTTCCTAAGCAATTAACAATCAACATGGATATATCAAATCCTGATATGACTACTAGTATAACTGATAAATTTAAGTCTATGTCAGACATATCTAATATTACGGTGTTTAATACAGATCCATTTAATACTTGGCGTAGTGCGTTTAGAGAATGTGCTAAACTATCGTCAAAAACAATTGATAGACAAAACAATAAAGAAACTGAACTAAGATTAAAAACTTGGAAAACTGTAGGAGCAGACAGACCGTTTGGCAAATATGCAATTTTAGGTGCTAACGCAGGCTTTGAATACGGCATAAAAAATAAAAATAATATTGAAGCACTTAAACTTATAAATGATTTTGACTGGATAGAAAATCATTTTAATAAATAATATTATGATTAAAGATATTATTAACAATCGTTATAGTGCTAGAATGTTTACTAATACTATAATTGAACAAAATAAAATAAATTATATACTAGATTGTGCATTAAATGCTCCTAGTAAACAAAGTGTATACCCTTATAAGATACTTGTTTTAGGCAATAGTAAAAGAGCAACTAAATTTAAAAAATGGCTGTTTTGGAAAGATACATGGTGCAGTAACGGCGTTCGAGCAAAAAAAGAAAATAAAACACCCGACAATACTAGATTCAACGGGCAATATAAGGCACCTTTATTATTTTTATATGCATATCGTGAGCCTAATAACCTTACACATATTCCTATAGAGTACAGCAATTATGAATGGATGAAAGACGCTGCTCTAATAGATATGACAGTTAGTGCAAGTTTTGCAATGCTTGCTGCCGAGGAACAAGGATTAAGAACTTGTTTCGGAAGATGTCACAGTCATGAATTAGTTAATACTATTTTGGGCAAAGGTAGTATAAAAGTAGGCATGGCATTAGGAATGGGATACGCTAACAGTGTTGATAACACTAGCGTTATGATAACTCCTATTACTAATAAGTCTGGGTCATTACAAGGGTATGATACAAATAATTTAGAACAAACATATCCTATAGAAAATCATAACGTTAGGCAGAATAAACCTAACATTGATGAATTATTTAAATTCATTTAGAGCGGAGTAAACTGGCCAATCAGCATGTATCGAGTACCTCTAGTATCTTTAATTTCTTTGCGGTATAAAACTTTTGCTCGTGTAGGTAACTGACTTTCAAACTCTTCTAAACTATTTACACAGTTAATATGTCCTTCCACATCAAACATATTATTTGATTGAAATGCAAAGTAACACTCGTTAGGCAATTTAGGAGTTCTAAATATCGATGTATCAGCGTCGTTTTCTAATGCACCTGCTCCAAACCATTTCCATTCTTTCATAGGAGGCATGTGCTCGCATGATGTATTAATGATTAAATTTACATCGAGATAGATATCTCGATATGTTTCAAAAACATCGCCTTGGAAATACTCCACATTATTATAATCCTTCATCAAATAATTTTTTGCAATCTTTAAACATTCATCGTCGATGTCAATATTATACATTTTAGAAACTTTATCAGACAGTTTTGGTATAAGGATACTTCCGTACCAACCGCCCCATAACATTACTACTGATTTTTCGTTTAGTATATTTAGATTATCTACAGCATTGATTAATTCATTTTTAGATAAAAATTGATTATTACTATATGAATCTAATATATATTTTTCTAATTCTGGATGATTTTTAATAGTATCAAGAACTGATAAAAGTAAACTATTATCTTGTAAAGTTTTTAACTTTGTATCTAATGCTTTATCTAGAATTTCATTATAGCTTTCATGTTTGGCCAAACGCTGATACTCTTTAACATCTTCTAATATACTGGTTAAATGTATACTAGCTTCTTTAAACGTTTCAAAGATTAATTCGTTTTCTGTTAATGTTTCGATAAAATCTAATTTTTTATCTTTAGTATCTGCATTAAACAATGTAGTTAACAGCAATGCATGGACTTTATTGATATTGTAAAACTCTAATAGTGCATTGAACATTTCATCTTCAGATTCCGATGCATATTTTATTACATTATAAAGAGAATCTAATTCAAAATTAGAATTATCAATATTAACTATATCTTCAATAAGATGTAATCTAGTCTGATCTAATCTGTTATCACGGTGTATTATATTAATTAATATCTCTTTGAGTCGTTTATCCATTTTTTTTCCTAACTATATAATTATCAATTACTAATATATCTAATCCACATTTATCAAATGTAGTAACGGCATCTTCGGGTGTTTCGACAATAGGCTCTTGACAATTAAAGCTGGTGTTAAGCAGCATAGGAATGTCAGTAATTTCGTAAAATTTATCTATTAAGTCGTAGTATTGAGGATTAAAATCACGATCTACAGTTTGTATACGTGCTGTGCCATCTATGTGTGTAACTCCTGGAATAGCGTCGCTGATTACAGGCATAATACGACTCATATACGGACTTGATTGACTAGTGTTAAAATATTCAGTATAATGTTCTTTTAGTACACTAGGTGCAAAAGGTCGAAAGTCTTCTCTTAATTTAATTCTGCTGTTAATAATATCTTTGATATTAGAATTACGTGGGTCTGCAAGTATACTACGATTACCAAGTGCTCGATTTCCTGTTTCACTTTTACCTTGAAACCATCCTACAATTGCACCATTGGCTATAGCAGACGCAACTTCGATATAAATGTCTTCCATAGGCATTTGTTGATAATTCAATCCTTCGAAAAAATTAGGATCAACATTATAGCTTTTACCTAAATAAGCTGCTGGAGTATGTATACGATTATTTAGAATGTAATCGGCGTGCATATAAGTACCGAGTGCTTGTCCTTCATCGCCTGTAGCAGGTGGAACATGTACATTTTTATAATGCTCTGTGAACTCCTCGTTTATGTATCCGTTATATGCAACTCCTCCTGCTACACATATATTTTCACAGCTTTTAAGAGGATATACATATTTTTTAATAAGATTTGATGTGTAAGATTGAAGTGTGTATGCAACATCTTCCTTCAAAACACGATTTAAAATATCTTTAGACCTATTAGGCAGACGGTGATTGGGGTTTTCCATATATTGATCAATCATTAGATGTACTTCTTCATTATACTTTCCGTATCCTGCAAGTCCCATGACTTTTCCTGCACCCAAATATCCTAATCCGATATCCTGTGCCAGTCTATTCCAAAGACCGCCAATTGACAGTTTATCTGATAAATCAATTATTTTACCCGATTTGTCAATAAAAATACAATTAAATTGCCATCCCCTGCCGTCAATTGCCAATATGTCTGATTCGTTAAAACCTGAACTTAAAAAGGCATATGCTGCGTGACTTTGATGATGATCTATATAATAGTAGGTATTTGTTTGATAATAGTCCCATAAACTTTTTGGTTTAAAATTTAAAAAATCCAGTTCTCCTAAAGTTTCTTGTAATAAATCTCTTACAAACTCTTGACCTAGATTTGATACAGTAAATGCAAATGTATCTTTGTTATTTTTATAATTTGGTAAAAAATGTTCCAAGAAGAATTCTCTACTATATGTAGGATCATGACTATTATCTCGATTAAGATTATGTTTTCTTCTTGTGTGTCTTTCAGCTAGATAATGATATTCTCCATTATACCAGTTATGATCATGTATATTAACTGCTATTGAAAAAATAGTCATATTTCGCCTCGTTCTTTTAGTTTTGCTAATGCTTTAGCACGATGGGCATCTGGACGCCTTGGCATTAAGTCCGGACATACTTTACAATATTCTTCAAAATCAAATAAGTCGAAGCTAAACATTTTATCAATGTTTTCTTTAGTAACATCAAACGTTCTAGATCCGTTAATTGCTTTGCGACTACAGTGACGTATTTTTTGCAGTTCAAAATCAACTACAGGCACTAACGGAAATCTTGCACACATCCTACGTTCTATTTCAGGTGCTTGTTCTTTCAGTTCGTTGATATCAAACGACGGAGAACGAGAATTATATTCTTTAAGTTCTGTATTTTTATGATCGAGATATGATAAGTCGTGTTTTTCTTTAAATTCGTAATAGCCTGGTGTTCTAATAATTAGATTATAATTGTTTTTATCGTTCTCTTCAAAGAAGTCATAGTTGCCGAGTTTTTCAATACGATCTTCGTAAAAATCTAATACTAGGTGTTCGATGTAGATAATTTCTGGATCTTCTAGTATATGAGGATAAAACTTACGCACTAGCGAGTTAGACAAAACTTGAACTACTAGATTAGGGTGCTTTTTAATTTCAGCAATAACTTCGTCGAGATTTTTAATTAGTCCGGGTTCACCGCCTAACAAGCAAATTCGTGTTTTATAAGGACTTAGATATTCAACAGTTCTGCGCAAAAACTCCATATCTACATGCAAGTTACGCATTTCTAAAGTCCATGCAGTACAGTAGTGACAACTTTTATTGCATGATTTTGATAGATAAAAATCTACGGTTAAATATTCTGATCCTTTTAGATCTTCAAGAGTTTTCACTTCCATTTATATATACCTTGATATCTTTTTTAAAGCTTGGAAAGTGCCAATGTTCTTCTGCACTACCTGTTCTAAATTTCTCTTCTACGTCTTTATTTAATACTTCTGCATGTTGAGTGCGTTCAAGCTGGTTATTTGGTACGCCTACACCGACTAGCAATTTAGGATTTTGTTTTGTTCCTAGTATATCACGTATTGGTCTTGTATCTAATGCTGAACAGATTCCAGTTTTATATCCAAGCAGTCCTGCTGAAAGTATAAGTTCACCGATTGATATACCCATAGAATATGCTACCTGTTCGCCGTATGCTTTTGCAGCGTTACTATTTGGGTTTTCTTTCGCTGCATGGTGCTGACTTCCTCGGGTATCGCCATGTTCTTCGACATATACAAATAATGCATTAGCATTTATTTGTGAGTTAGTTACTGACTTTGTATCATTCTGTATAAAAACATTGTTTTCGATCTTAAAACTTTCGTCTTGATCTTGCTTATCTCTAATCATTGTAAACTTCTTCGTATGACTGTATATTTGTCTAATTATTTCTTGATCAGTGTATACATATAAACTATAGTGTGTTTCGTTTTGCTTTGACGGACTGTTAACAGCGGCATAGATAAGCGTGTCTAAATCTTCCTGCGGAATAGATTTAGTTAAGTCGTAGTTGCGTTGAGCTTTTTGTACAGAGTCAATAGCTTTGATAATATCATTATTCATAACTTACTATACCTTCTTTTAGTTTATTTGTCAATCTTTTAAGTTTTTTTGAATAACACACAAATTAATTCCTTATAAAATTTGCTATTTTATTATAACTTTTTTTAGCTTATTCTTAGTCTTTAAATTGTACAATTTCGTCGATACTAGGTTTATCTTCTAACATCATACCATCTTTTGTTGAATGTATAACTCCATCGACTTCTACAGTGCTAGATAATGGATCTTCCATATCTGCTTTATATCCTATTTGTACAACTAATAAAGGTGCTTCTGTAATTTGTGGCAAACTATCCCAACTTAAACCGACTTTATTTTTATTCTTATTATATTCACCACGTCCTCCTGCCCATCGCCATTCCGGAAAAGATTTTATATAAGAAATTGCAAGATCATTTTCTAAACAAAGACCTGCAAGTAATTTGCAATACATTCCTACTTCTATTGCTGCCAGTGTTCTATTAGAGGATTCTCTAAATCTATTTTCGTCGATTTGAGTATATCTTACAGACGATTTTCCATCTTCAAATAGTTTTTCATAATCCTTAATAAATTTGTTAGGTTTGCATTTCCTTAATTCGAATACTAATACCCATGCCGGAAAATTATTATCTTCTCCTATTTCTTTTAGTTCATTTTCGCTACGATCAAAATCATTAACAGAACCAGTTGGAAATAAACAACAAACTTGTTCGACTATTTTTTTCTCTTTAGGATTATCAGGACCAAATGCATGTATTTTAAATGGATATAAATTTTGCTTAGAAGGTGCAATTTTTTGAGTACGGGTCAGCAAATCGTAAATAAGTTCTTTACTAGGCACTCTTACAGGATCCCATGCTGCTCTAATTTGTCTTCTTTTTGAAAATAATTCTTCAATACTCATTTAGTATCTCCGTCTATAAATTCAAATATAGTTTCAAAAGCTGGGTCTAGATTGTCTTTTCGATCTTCATCAGTTAATACTTGATATAGATATTCCTTGCCTTTTCCTAAAGTCATCATTAATGCAGGTCTAAACCCCCATTCTCCACTTACAAAAGGCAGTGACTTTGGCCATTTTTTCTTATCGTTATGGAAACATATATTATAAGAACAATCCCACCCTCTATCCATTGCTGCTCCTGTTATTGTTTTAGCAACCATTCCTACTTCGATTGCCATTGATTCTCTATTCTTAGTATTTACAAATTCCCAGTCTTCTAATTGCCATTTACTATTGTTACGTTCAAATACTCTTTTATAAAATTTGTTTGGCGGAGCTATTCTTGGAGTTATGACGAATGTCCAGGGTGCGGATTTTATATGGAACAGAGCGTCATTTTCGAGATAATTTTCAGATAAAGGAGTTGTACCATATGCTTCAAAGTCCACATCGATCTTTCTACCTTCGGCTACATTCCAGAGCATCTCGCTGCGTAGTTTGTTAGGACCGAAAATCCAGAACTTATATGAATATGATTTTTGTTTGGATGTAGCAAGAGAATAACCTATTCTTAATATTTCTTCTACTTCAGATTTTGTAGGAATAATTTCTTTGTCGTAATGCACAACGTGTTTTCGGTTTCCTAGCGAGTCTTCTATCATACTGTACTCCTTACTGTATCTATAATACTACTTATCTCAATATCAGTTAACCAAGGGTGTATAGGAAGTGATACAACAGTGTCTGCTGCTGTCTTAGACGCTGTACAAGCGTCACTGCGCACGTTTACGTCATTGTACATACCGTTAGCACTTAAAGGAGTTTCGTAGTGTATACTAGCGTTCAGAGCGTTCTTTACACGCTTGCGAGTGTCTTTGTCTTTGAATCGTACAACATACTTATGATAATTGTTCTCTAATGCATTGGACACTTTAGGAGTTGTAATAGGTAAGTCTGCAAATGCTTGATCATACTGTTGTGCAATAGATTGACGTTTAGTTTGGTTCTGCTCCATGCTTTTCATACGCTGTTCAATAATATGGGCATTAAGTACATACATACGACTGTTGTAACCTAGAAGATCAAACGTTTTATCTTTACCATGTCTACGAATCATTTTAAGACGTTTGGCAATATTTTCATTATCCGTAAGTAAAACACCGCCACCGTTGATGCCTGCAATAACTTTATTTGAGTTAAAGCTGAATACGCTACAATCACCTATAGTACCTGCTCTGACACCGTCTAAGCTACTGCCTAGTGCTTGTGCAGCATCTTCGATGAATAGTATGTTATGTTCCTTGCAGAATGCTTGTAGTGCAGTTGTGTCTTCCATGGCACCAAACAAATGTACATACACTACGGCCTTTACACGGTCGCTATACATACGCTGTATGCTGTCTAAGCTCATTTGATAAGTGTTTAGATCAATGTCGCAGAATACAGGAGTAGCACCTACCATATCTACACAACTTGCACTGCTAATCCAACTAAAGTCTGTTACTAATACTTCGTCACCGGGTCCGATGCCGTGTGCTAGTAGTGCAAAGTGTAGTGCGTCTGTAGCACTAGCAACACTTATACAGTGTTTGCGTCCTAAACGCTGTGCAAAGTTACGCTCCCACTCGTCGTTATTTTCGTAGTTCATTTGACTCATAAAACGGTCAAAAATTTCTAAGTACGCTTGTTTGTTTTCTTGATATTCTCTATCCCAAGCATCGTATGCTGTCATTTTAAACCCTTTTCTATTAGTGCTCTATCTTCCATCTTTTTTCGAGGTAGTTTGTGCCACTGTTCTAGTGCTGTAGTTTTATGTCCCCAATATTCTTTTTTTACACGTTCTTGTGTATGTTTTTTATCAGGAGATGTAAGTTTAAAATCTACATTTTTCCTTAATAGTGGACTATCTGGATTAAATCCTCTGTTTGTGTTAATAAGAAGTAATGCAAAATTTTCTTCTTTTGCTATTTCAATAGCACGATCTACTTCGTGTTCATTGTACCCAAAAATAATATATTGCCAAACAATAACATGCCCTAGGTCTCTTCCTTGCTGCATACGTTTCCATACATCGTCAAACTTAGAGCCTACTCGATATAGTTCGCTCTTTTCGTCAATTCCATCCACCCCGAAATACCAAGCATTTTCGCCTACACCGTAACTGTATGCTTCGTCCCACCAAGCGTCACTTTTACCACTACCAACTGTAGCAATACGTACTGCCTTTTGTTCTCCGTTACACATTTTTAATAAATTTAAAAATTTAGGATGATATATAGGGTCGGAAATTTGTCCGCAGAATGTTAGACCAAAATCATAATAGTCTAGTATTTTTTGAAATTGTTCTTCTTCTAGATCAAAACTACGTTTAATTTGTTCTTGGCTGCTAGTCTTCTGCCTAATGCATTGTGGACATCTAAAAATACATCTATGCGATGCGTCGATATTAGGTCTGCAACGCTTTTGCTCTATTACATATTGGTCAGTAATCCGAACCATTAGCTTGCTCCCTGACTTCTTTTTTTTCTTCTTTTTTAAGTTTATCCATGTCAACATCAACACCACATTTTTTCTTGCACATATATGATGCGTTTTCAGGATCGTTAACAAGTGTCTGAAAAAAGTTTTCCCATTGCTCTGAAGTAAATATCTCATCCAGAGTTTCGTTATTAGATAATAGAAGATCGTCGTCTTTTAATCCACACTCCTTTATATATCTGTATACCGGGGGGTCGTCTAACCAACAACACGGTAGCATAAATCCGTCTGACGTATATGCTGCTCCTTTGTTATCTCTAGAATCAAATGCTAGGCATTTAGGTTTAATTTTCAATTAATTTCTCCGTTATAATTTTATAAATGTCTTCTGCTATTTTTTTGTGTGCGTCTACGCTAGGATGTTCGTTGTCTAGTGCCGCATTGTCATATAATTTTTGATGGTGTAGATCAACTGTGTTCCATTGAAATAGATTCTCGAGTTTGCTATTAGCTAGTTTTTTATTTTCTAAAAGTTGACTATTGTAAATATCCTCTACAAATGGCAGAACCTCAACTGTAGTGTGATAATTTTTTATTCCTTGAGTATCTAAGTACATTTTTGCAAAGTTTATTTGTTGGTAGGATTCATAATTAGAATTATAATAACTAAAAAAATTTTCATAATAAATTCTACAAAAATCTTTATCTTTCCTTGTATTTCTGCTATCTTTCTTCCAGTCGGCTGAAGATGGCATAATTCTTTTAAAATTACCGTTGTCATCCCAAAAACATGTTCTGGAAAAGTAGCTCCACATGAAAACAACAATATCGTTGCGATATAACTGTTTATCTAGCATTTCCTTACAAATATATCTGTTAGATGCACCGCCTTTGCCGTAATTTACTACAGATAAGTTTAACTTTTTTCCTAAAACTTCGGGCCAGGCAAATTCACTCGGCCCGGTGCTATTCATTGGTTTGCCATTTTTGTCAGTTATGTCAGGCAATCCTTCTCCTCGAGTATGACTGCACCCGAACGCTACTATTCTGTCTATTGTATTTTCTCCATAGCTTTTATTATTTCAGTGACATCAGGTTCTTTAATGTCTCTCCTCCAGTATACACTCTTGCAAAATTCTCGGAGCCGGATCAAATGTTTCTTTGGTATATACATATGTTTCGAACATGCTCATAAGATTTTCGACTGGCACAAATATATTGTTATATTTTATATTAACATATTCTGCGTCATATGTTAAGATTCCGTGATTAGGAAATTGATCGATAACTTTTTCTATCGATTTATAGTATTTATCATTGGTTCCTAAAAATAAATGCTTAAATTTTATATCTTCAACATAAGGTTTAAAAATTTTAAAATTTATAGTTTTTTCAAAATGATTGCCTACACCGTTTGGGTAAACTTCTTTATCACAAAGGTCTATTACTTTTTTCGGCGAGTAAAAATCTAATGCTAGAGGATATTTTGTAGGATGATTTTCGGAATATACACTTATTATATTTCCTCCAAAAACTTTGTATAAAGTTTTTTGTTGTACACTTGTATAATCTTTAAAATCTTGCCATGACAGAGTTATCATACTTCTTCCCATGACAAGTGTAACGTCATTTAAACCTGGACTAAAGTTATCAAATATTATATTTTTACAGTGAATATATTTGTTTGATATTGAAGTAATATAGTCTTCTTTAGAAAATTTTCTATGACATAGAACTACTACTTGTGATTCAACTCCTAAACTATTTAAATAAGAGCAGTACTCGTAGCTATAGTAAAACAATCCGTCAACTGGTTTACTAGTACAAACAATATTAATCATTTGGGCCTCTCCGTCTGTGTGATATTTATTAGTCATTATTGCTTGAGTATCAGTTCTTGGCTGGATAAATATTTGTATGAATAATTCTGCACTGTATTCTACTCTTACTAGATTTGGAGACTGCTATGCGATGCGATTGCGTAGCAGACTGGGAAATATAATAAAAGATCTCGAAAGCAACTTTGATTGGGTACAATACAATCCTGGGAAAAGTATTAATAGAGAAGGATTGAGCATTACTAGTTTAGATGGAGGATTGTCAGGTCGTCCAGATCTTGATTCGTTGTATGAACATTACAAACAGACAGGAGAAATCTACAAAGAACCAGATTTTAATGTTAAGACTCCTGTATATGAATATTTTAAAGATTGGTTAGATCCTATAGAAAAACATCTAGGCAGAACACACGTTATTAAAATTAATGAAGGCGGTTATTTTCCTCCTCATCGTGACAACAAGCATAGTAATATAGAATCATTTAGATTGTTCTTGCCGCTGAATTATGATAGCATGAGAAATTTCTTTATGCTTGAAAACAGAAAGTTAGAATTTACAAACGGTGAAATGTATTTTATAGACACTGCTAAAATGCATACTCTTTTTAATACTGACGTAAATTCTTTTTATTTTGTGATTGCTAATGTTATTTTAACAGAAGAAAGTGTAAACGACACTTTAAAGTTTTTACATGGTTGATAATATAAGATATGCTGTTATATCAAATCCTAGAACCGGGTCTAGATCTCTAGCAAAAAATTTATCAGCAGAGACAGGACATCCTATTGGATATATACACAAAGCACAAAGTGTAGAAAGTTCATGTCTAACATACAAAGAACTTATATCTAAATCATGGACATTGCACGGGCACTGGCATACATTACAATCACTTTCGGAACAGCATTTAGATTACATTCGAAAAGAATACACTATAGTAGAAATTATAAGGGATCCTTTTCATGCTTTTATTAGTTCTATAATTACTATGGCAACTGGAGATATAGAATTTACTAAGGAGCAAATACCCGAAGTAATAGACACTAATCTAGTAGATGTATATTTCAAAAGAATGGAGCCTGCCTATAAAAACAGAATTGACTGGCAAGTTGATATATGTTATAATTTTGATAAATATTATAATATAAGTTTAGAAAATTTTAATAACAATATTAAATTTATAAAAAATTTTAACGAAATCGAACATCTATATTTGAATAAAATAAACAAGGATAAACTATGTTAGAAACTTTAGTAATAGGTTTTATATGGTATCAGATTATAGCTCATATAGGAATAAGTGCCGGATTGCATAGATACTGGGCACATAAAGCATTCAAAGCAGGAAAAATATTTGAAATTATTACTTTGTATATGAGTGTCCTTGCGGGTAGTAGAAGTCCAATTGGTTGGATTGCTGCTCACAGAATACATCATCATCATAGCGATACAGATTTAGATCCGCATAGCCCTAATGTAAAAGGTTTTTGGAAAGTATTTCTTAGTTTATGGACTATTCCTAACATACCTGCAAAATATGTTAAAGACTTATACGAAAATCCAAGAATAGTATTTTTTCATCGTCATTGGGGTAAAATTTGGTTAGTCAGCGCCATATTAGCATTTGCTATTAGTCCTTATGTATTTTTATCATTTATTGTTGTTCCTGCTGTCCTTGCTCCTATCGGATTTGGAATGGTAAATGCGCTTACACATTGGAACAACACTGTTAAAAATGTTCCCTGGATCAACATATTAGTTGCAGGCGAAGGATACCACAAAGAACATCATAACGGACTAAGTCTAAGATATCACAAATACGATTTTACTGGTGCAGTATTAGAGTTTATGATTAGTATAGGAGTTCTTGGATCAAATGGAAAAAGATGAAATAAAACAAAACGAATTAATTCTTTCTGAAGAAGAAGAGCGCATTCATAAACCTCGTATGGTAAGAAGAGAATGGCTACATACTGATTACAATAGCTGGCCTCTTGATTTAAAACAGAATGCTATTTGTAAATTAAAAATTAAAATTGACTTTGACCTCTGGAATGAATTATACGAGATAGTTAAAACTTTAGAATATAAAGATGTTCATAAAGTTCTTAATATTTGTCTTTGGCCTGAATGCGAAGCTACAAAAAAATTAAAAAATTGCTTCGCCCCGCTCGACAAAGATATAGACAAATACCTTGTATTAAGAAACCAGCCATACGAATTTGTTTATCCACACAGAGATCCTGTAAGAGGAACAAGTATTTATTTACCTCTAGGTCCATATGGTGAGGATTACGCTCCTTTAGAAATTTATCACAATCATGCTGAGTATGGGTTACCCGAAAATAATGAACCGATATTTTGGTGCTGGAACACCAAATGTACTCACGCAGTATTCAATAAATCTCAACCAAGGTTTAACATACAGGCAAGTATAAATCTGTCCTATCAGGAGGTTTTTAAAAAATATAATGACATATTTGACATATAATGTTAGGAATTATTTTGAATTAATATCTCCGTTAGATAATAAAAAAGTTCTCGACTTTGGATGTAATCACGCAAATTTTTTGTTAGATGGTTTTAGCGGAAAATATGTTGGATTAGACATAGATAAGGATGTTATAGAAAAAAATAAAACATTATATCCCCAGCACAATTGGATTTATTATAAAAACTATAATTTTCAATATAAATGCGACACTTCGATTGTAAGAGAATGGCCTATAATAGATACAGACTTTGATCGGGTGTTGGCATTTAGTGTTTTTACTCATACAGACTTTTTTGAATTTAGTGAAACTGTAGCATTCTTAAAAAAACATGTTAAGCAAAGTGGAAGCTTATTATTAACTTTTTTAAGTTCTAAGAACAAAGAAGTAATTAAGGCAGTGTTAACACATCGAGAATATTTGTTTGGCAATCACATAGATATTATTATTAATAAGATATATAATTCAAACATTTGTTATGTAGCAGTCAATCTTAAAAGTAAGCAAATATTTCTATACGAAAATACAGAAAATTTACCATACTTTGATAATGAAACTTACTTTTTAACCTTTTATAATGATAATTGGCTGCAAGATAACCTAGGAGGAGAGATCATAGATATTAATAATAGCTTCAAAGATATAATGGGAACACAAAAATGTCTAAGATTATCTATACCTCGTTAATTAAGCTACCGCAAAATGTAGAAACAACTAACGAAGGATTAGAACTAATTTTAAAATTTGTAGAAGTTCCTGATACTTTAAGATCTGTACCTACAGAATTTATTTTAATCAATAATGACCATATAAATATTATTAGACATTTTGAAAATATTAACGAATATACTGATTGGATATTTTCAGATGATAGAAATTTAGCAGACAAAATTCTTATAGAGAATGGATTTTACCTTTACACCAAGCAGGCACACCTATGAATTTATTAGACAGAAAACAACTACCCCCATTTCTTAAATTACCATATCAGTTTGATATAAACAAAATTCTAGTAGAATTTGAGAAGTTTAGAGATTTAGACCTGTATGATGATTTAAATCCTAGTAATCCTAAAAGTGCATACGGAGACTTTTACAATAGTAGCACTAAACTAGAACATTTAAAAAAATTTATAAATGAAAAAGAACAGGCTATTTACGGTAGCGAATTTTACAAACAATTAAGTTTAACAGAATATGACGGTAATATTACTAACAGATTTGTAAGCGAAGATAACACTGTAGGAACATATAGAAAAAGTACAATTACTGATGATGAAAAATATGATCCTGTGCTAGACGAAAGACGATATACTAAACGCAAAGGTATATGTACTGGATATTGGAACGATATATTGGATACTTTTAAAGCACCTGTAACACGAACACGATTTGCCTATATGGCCCCTGGACATAAAATTAAGCCACATATAGATTACAATACCACTTATAGTATCCGAGTGCATATACCTATTATTACAAACAAAGATGCATTTATGTTTGTCAAAAATAAAGATGGGGTTCATAAAATGCACATGCCTGCAGATGGTAGTGTTTGGTTTCTTAACACTGGAATGACACATTGGGTAGAAAACAATGGCAACGAAGGTAGAGTTCATTTAGTAATATCTTTAAATGGACAAGAGGACCTATGCTAATAAACATTAAGGAAATAAACAAAAATTTATTTTTTAGTCCGTTATCAGAAACTAACGATACTAGACCTGCAGATATCTATACATTTGTTCCAGTTGAGTATCCCCAGCTAACCCAAGAACTGAACAATTACAGTAAAAAATTAAAGTATAGAGATAATCATAGACTTTTAGAAAATTACATAGATATAGATTTTATGCAATTTCCCTTGGTTAGTATGTGGAAAAAAAATAACGAAATTGTAGGATTTAGTACTGGATATATTAGAGATTTTTACCCTAAAAGATCTATTAGACTACTCAATAAATTCTATCATGATAAGGAAAACTCTAGGGTAAGATTTACAAGAGAAGTTCTTCGCCCTGCAACTTTTCATTGCATACAGCAACAAATATTATTATCTCAAAAATTAGACTTTAACTGCGCTTTTATTACAAGAGAACCTAGAACAAATAAGTTCTTTAAACAATTTGTAAATGCTCTTTCATACAGAGGAAGTCATAATTGGAATTTTAAAGAAGGTCCTTTCTTAGTTACACCTAGTCATAATAACCCAAAAGCATGGCAAAGTATTGCTTATACAAAATTTAAAGGTACTGAAAATGATTTTTGGCAACATTGGAGAACAAAATGAACTGCGAACTTAAAGAACCGTTTGTAATTGCTACCGACATAAAGGGTGATTACAATTTTTTTAAGCCTTACATGGATCAGATGGAATGGACTGATACAAATAAGTTGTATAAAGAACATGATGAATATCAGGAAACGATGTATGGGAGAGAAATGGTTCAGCATTATGTAAAACACATTAGTGATTTTGATATAAAACTTAAAAAGTTTATTATTAAAATATTTAAAGATTTCGGAGTGCCTACAAAAGATTGGCGTGCTGATTTCTTTTTGACCAAAGCAGGCGGCAGTATGCCTATGCACATAGACGGTATGAGTAAGATAGCGTTTTTGTTACCTCTATCAGAAAATACAGGACCGTTAATATGTGAAAAAGATAACAATAGATTAGAATTAATCTACCAAACTCTTACTATACTAAACACACAAAATAGTCACGGAGTAGATGCACCTACAAAGGATAGATTGTTGTTTAGAATAGCAGTGCATGATGTAAGATTTGAAGAAACTGAAATTTATAAAAAATTATCATTTACTTGAATTATATTTTAAAGTAATACTTCCTTCTGAGGCCTTCCTGCATACTGACTTTATATTTGCTGCTCTTGCATGTTCTAATAATCTCTTGTTTCTGTCTTCTCGTACAGTCTTTGTATTACCATTTGCTTCCCAGTGTGTATGATCAAAAATCTCAAAAATGTCTTTTTGTTCGTATAAGGGAGAACCGGGCAGTATAAACAACTGTTCTCCCGTAGCTATTGTAGGAACAACATCTGCATACTTTTCGCTTAAAAGTGTTATAAGATCAAGAGTTTCTTGAAAATCTTCTTCTGTTTCTGTAATGTAACCTATGATAAACAAAAATATTGCCTTTATTTGATACTTTTGCATGTTGTCTAAGAAAAATATTAAATCTTTGTTAGAAAACATTTTACCCATATGTTTTCTAACTTTTTCGCTACCGCTTTCAACACCAGGAAGAACTAAATTAAAATTAGCTTCTTTCATTAGTTTGTAATCACTCTCGGGCATTTGATGTTCGGGTCTAATTATTATTTTAGTTTCAAAAGACATGTCAAATTTTTCAGCCGCCATTAGTTCTAATAGTTTTCTAAATTGACTCATGCTACCATTTAGCAAGCTATCTGCAAACTTAACATCTTTTATTTCAGGGTACTTGCTTTGTAATGTTCTAAGATCTTGTATAGTTTTTTCTGGGCTTTGATACTGAAACTTAGGCCACAAACTTCTTACATCACAGAAAGAACAACTTAGGACACAGCCTTTACTAGTTCTTATGTAGATGCCGTCCTTGTAATTGTTTAAGTTTAAGTCGTCAAAATTACCTACAGGAATTTCATCCATATCTAAATCTTTATCGATAAAGTAAGAATTAATTCCTGGATGCAGTTTGCCCTGTAATAATGCTACTAATGCTTCTTCCCCGTCGCCCGGTATACTATAATCACATATATTTTTTTCTAAAAACTCTTTTGATACAGAATTAGAACCTGGTCCACCGATTACAATTTTTTTATCAGGAAAATATTCTTTAAAAAAATTACAAAGCTTTCTAGCTGCATAAGCACTTTCAAAACTAAAAAGTGATATTCCAATAAAAGATGTATGTTTTGGAATATTTGTTAGAAAATATTCTTTAATATCTAAAAAATAATTCTCCCACAATCTTTCAAATTCTGCATCTTGAAGATTGTTTCCTTCAACTGTGCCAAAACTCCAATAACTGGTATTGTCTTTACACAGCTCGAAAAAATCTTTGTTCCAGTCTAGATATAAAGATTCTATGCTTTTTTTTAGCAAGTATGCTTTCAGCACAGCAGGACCTGCTGGCGGCGTTTCGGGGGAAATTTTTGGAGCAGTTACAAATACAATAGAAGTCATACCGTATTTATGTTAGTAGGAATAGATAACATTTATTAAAGGTTATGCATATAGAGGAATATATCTAGTATTGCCGTTTACAGTGACTTGAAGCCATTCGTTAACATTTGCCA